TCTTCTTTTTCTATATTTTCTTCCATCTCTGCTTGTTTTATAGCGGCAGTAACAATACTCGATCTAGTTTGTTCACTGGGTTCTAAACCAGTTACGTATTCTATTTTAGCTATGTCAGCCACTCCTACTATAAACTGAAACAAAGCAGGAGATAATAGTATAGCTACATCTAAACTATGTAATCCCTCCATAACTCCGCTTAGTACTATAGAGTCAACTAAAGTTGTCACTGGAAAATTTTTCTCAAGAACATCAAATAAGTTGTTTAAACTTTCTTGATTATTAAGTTTACTAATGTAAAAAGATAAAGCATCTTCTGGATCAGGGAACTTAGCAGGTTTTTCCCAAGGTCTACCTCCCGGTTCTGTAGTTAAGGACATGCCGGGTATAGGAGAACTAAATCTTGCAATATCAAAATCAGGCATCAGTGGCTTCCTCTGTAGGTAATTCTATATTTTTTTCTAAGTCATTTAATATAGTTTGCACAGTTTTTAATAATTCAACCTGTGGAGTCGCAGGTGCTTTAGGTGTGCCTCTTGTAAAAGTAGGAGGTCTATATCCTAAAGTAGGTCTACGTGCTCGTATTTTACCTATTAGTTTTTGAAAATCTTCTAGTTGTTCTAAAGGAGTATCTGCAGTTGCTCCTGCAACTCGTCTAGCAGTTTTTGCTCGTGTTCTTGCAAGCAAACCGTAGTTTTCTTCTCCTACAAGTAATTCTTCACTCCGTTTAGTTTGTCTTATTCTTTCTTCTTCTGCTTCTCTTAATTCTTCATTTTCCCTTATAATAGAAGAAGTATCTGCCTCTGCTAATATGTTAGCTAAAGCTCTTTCTGTAAGATCTCCTGTAGCCATTATTATCCCCTAAAAAATTGCACCTAATAAATTTTTAATAGTTCCACCAACAGTTGTGCTTCCTTTAACTGCTGTACTAATAGTAGGCTTAAATAAATTTGTAATAAAACCTCCAATATCTCTTATATCTTGTCTATCTTCAACAAATTCTCTTACAGCCATACTAGCATTATTATTTAATGTAGCGATTTGTAAACTAGATAATCTATCCTCTATATTTTCTGCTGAAGTAAATGCAAGCTCTAAAACATCTCTATACTCTTGCCACAAATTATCATAAGCAGTATTACTAATGTCTAACAAGTTTTGTGCGTTGAGTTGATTTTGAAAGTTTAAAGAAGCAGTGTCTGCTGTGGCTATGGCTCTACGCCACGTAGCATTACTTTGCTCAATAGCTAACTGATTACGAGCGTTAAATTGTTCTCTTTGATTTATTAATTCTGAATTAAACTTTTGAAAAGTATTTACCTGTCCTGCATTAAACTGATTCTGTGCATTTGCTTGAGCAGCATTTGTTTGCCCTATGGTAGCTATTAAATTATCATAGAATTGATCTGTTTGTTGTTGACTCTTTGCATTAATCTGTCTAGTAGTATTCTCAGCAGCAGCATCTGTTAGTAAGGATTGTACTTGTTGCTGTGAATTAAATACTGCAGCTTGTTGAGCATTACTTAAATTAGACGAATCTATTTGTAAAAAGTTTTGTGCATTTTGAACTGCTGCCTGTTGTCTGTTATTTAAATTAGCAATATCTAACTGAGCAAGAGCAGAAGCTTTTGCCATAACCACAGCTTGATTATTATTAAGATTTGCTAAATCTACTGTTTGAGTCAATCTAGAATTTTCTAATGCTATTTGTTGAGCCGAAGTAAAGTTAGTGTTTGCTATATCAGCCACTCTTGCAGCATTTTGTACACGAGTTTGAAAGGCTTGATCAAATTCTTGTTGAGTAAATTGTGCTCTATATTGAGCACGTAGCATTGCCGCCTGTTGTCTATTGCTTAAATTCTGTGCTTCAAACGTAGCTACAGTACGTGCATCAGCTTGTGCTATGGGTAGAGCTTGTTCTAATGCCGCATCAAGTATTGCTTGACCTGCTATGCTACTTGCACCTAAACCTCTTTGAGCTAACACTTGTTGTGCGGCACGTATCCCTCCTCTAGCCCAAGGAGGTATCTCACCACTTTCAAACTGAGTTAGTAGATTAGTAAGTTGTCCTTGTACAGTAGCTTCTGTAGTAGGAGTAGCCGTTACAGCCTGTGCTGTAGGTTCAATAAATGTAGCCGCCTGTTGCGCTTGTCCTGTAGGTGCAGCAATAACCTCACCTGCTTGTAGTGTTCTTGCTGCAGGAGCTTGCACCTGCACTGCTTGTGCTTGTTGTGCAGCTTGTATATTAGCTATGTTAGACTGAGCTTGTTGAGCAGCTTCAATACTTTGTGTAGGAGCTTGTAACTGAGCGGCTTGCACTGCCGCATCTCTTACATCAGGTGTAGCAGTAACAGCAGTTACTTGTGGTGTAGCAGCAGGAGTTGGAGCTACTACTTGTTGAGGAGTGACTTGTTCAACAGTGGGAACAGTAAGATCAGAAGTTACTTGTGCAGTGGTAGGCTGTATAGTTTGTGCCGCTTCAAATGGTGTAGCTACAGCTTGAAATGCTGCACCTATTGGAAGACCCGGAGATGTAGTGCGTTGAGTAGTTAACTCACCAATTAAAGGAGTTGTCCCACCGGGGACTATTCCTCCCTCTTGAAACTGACGCACGGCTTCTTCACCAAACATATCTTTATCTTGTTGAGCTAAAAACCTATTGGCTACATCAGGATTACCTTTTAAAAAATCCCTAAATCCTGACATGTCCTCTCCCCCTGTGTATCCTAAACCAGAGGCCATTTGTTTTAGTTGACTAGGGCTATAGCCAGTAAAAGGGTTCATTGGTACTGCCATTACTTACATATCCTTTTGTATTTTATTCTTATTTGGATCTATAGGTTTATCTAATCCTTCAACTTGTTTATTTAACATCTCGACAACTTCTGTTTTATCAGACATGATGCTTGAAAATAACCCACCGTTAAGAATACAAGAAATGCTAGTAGGCATCTTAGGAATGTTGTGAGCAATCAAAGTCCAAGTTCCTGTATCTTTATTTCTATATAGTACATAGTAGGGAGTAAGATCATTTTCACGTTGTTGTAGAATTAGAAAAGTTGTTTCCTCATACCCTTCATAAGTTTTTCCTGTAATTTTTTTATCTCCACAAATCATAGGTGGTCCGGGTAAAAGTTTAGAAGCTTTAGCAGATACACTAATAAAACAAAAACTACATAGAAGTATTTTCAGTATCTGTTTCATTTTTTTCCACCTCTACAATTTTACTTTTTAATTCTTGAATAGTTGCTAAAGCACTGGCTAAAGAATTTAAGGCGTTATTACGTTGCTCTATAACTATATTTACAAAGGTATTAAGTTGTGTTTGATCAGACATAAGTTATATTCCTTATTACTTATGTTCTCCAAGTGCGATAGTTAAACGTCAGAAGATCCGCTAAATGCAGATTCAGTCTTTAATTTAGTGTAAGCAAGTGCTACTAAGTTACTGCTAGTTTCATCTCCAATAGAATAATTATACTTAAATTTATCCATTGAAGAACATCTTAATGTAGTGGGACTTGACTCTGCTCTTTCGTTAGCATCTTTATATACAGATACGTCAACCATTAGATACCAACTATCAGATCCATCTTTACGAAATACCCTAGCATCTGTTACACGAACATATCCATTACTATGTGTAATACCACCATCTAAGGGTATGTCTACTTGTAAGGCCATAGTTTAACTTCCTTTCTTATTAATTAATGGGCAAGGCAGGTAAGCTTTGCTCTGCTAATTCTTTATTAAGTTTGTCTGCAAACCCCGGAAGCATTTGATCAGCTACCTTTTTCATAGTTTCAAACATTGCTCTCTGTTGCCAAGTAGCACCATTCAATAACTTCAAATGTGGTTGAACAACAATAAAGTCTTCTTGACTCGACAAGACTCCTATCTCTTTTAGTTTATCATTATTTTTATTGACAAACTGATCCCACTGTGTATCTATTACACCAGCAGTTGAAGTTGCTTTATCAAGTTGCCGGACTAGCATAGCATCGTCTTCTGTGTCTAAAGCTACAAGAGTGGTATTAGATAGATGTAAAGCTCCAGAACCTTTTAATAACATTCTTCTAGTATTATTATTAAAAAATAAAATTAAATTATCTGATGAACCAAAGTCACCAATAGATGTACCATCCTTTTTACTTGGCCTAACTTCGATGGGAGCACGACTACCTGAACCATCACTAGTATCACTATCTGTAGCTGCTGCTGAAAGGAGTAAAGCTTCTCCACCCTCTGCAAGACCTTTTATATTAAGACCTCCCTCTGAACCAGATACCTTTGAAAACTGACCATAAGTATCAGTCTCATGCTCTGTAGTCATGCCTGTGGCTATGTCGGTACTTTTTAGTGTAATCGCAGAATTGTCTGCTCCTGATTGATTTATAGTAAGACCTGAAGTCATATCACCATTAGCATTATCTGCTATGAAAAGAATATTACCATCAAATAATAAGTTAGCTTCTCCATTTAATCCACCAGATCCATCTCCAGTTACTACTCTGTTATTAGCATCATTAGAAAGACTTGCACCAGCAGCAGCAAAAGATAAAACGGCACTACCATTTGTTACAAGTGCTTGACCACTTGATCCATCTGAGGTAGGTAAACTAAAGGCAGTACCACCTGAAGTAATAATTACTTTAGATCCATCAGAAGCAATAGATTCATCTGCATCATGTAATTGTAGAGTAGGTGTACCACCGTCATCTGTAAGCTTTAATCCTGTATCTGCTACGTGGGTTAGTTTTATTTCAGAGTCAGCGCCAAATGTTAACACGGCAGCATCGGATACTAAACCTAAGTCATCACTAATTGTAGCATCACCTGTTACAGCAAATGTAGAACCATCAAATGTAAGGTTAGCTTCTGCGTCAAGTTCTGTAGTGGTAGAGCCAATAGTTACAAGTTCATTGGCCGTTGCGTTATTAATTGCTGTAACAGCACCTGTACCTACATACGTTTTAATATCAGAAGCTGGAATCTGTTTTGTTGTTGTGCCATCTATAACTATAAGAGCATCTGCATCTGCAACAGTAATAGAAGATGTTGACTTTGCAGAACCATCTAGTAAATTAAGTTCACCAGCAGTAGAAGTTACAGCAGTGCCAGCATATGCAAACTTACCTGCTGATGACACATTAAACGTAGCATTATCTTCTATACGAGCTACCTCTGTACCATCTCTCTGTTGAAATATAATATCTTTAGCGTCAACAACAGGTTTAATAACTACATCACTAGAAGAGTTAGTTATATTGAGTATCTCTGTACCACCTGCAAGAAACTTAAAGTCATTACCAGCCGCATCTAACTGTATGTCACCTGCTGTATCAATTATAAGATCACCAGTATCATTAACAATATAAGAGTTAGTACCCCCATGATACAAATTAAGATCTTCACCTGCACCAATCGTTAGCCTACCTGTAGCACTATCTCCTGTAAGATCATCAGCATCTGCATCTACATCAAGTTTAACAAGACCACCAGAAGTGATATTAGATGCACCATTGTCAATATTACCAAAGCCAGTTGCAATAGAGCCACTAGCTAAAGCACCTACTGTAGTAGCTGCTGTAGTTACTAGATTAGGCATTGCAGTAATTTCATCGTCAAAGTAAGCAGCAAGATCAGTTACTGCTACTTGCACCATAGTGCCGTTGTCATTCATTACTACACGATCTGCATCAGCTACTGTAGTAGATGTAGCTGAAGTATCACCGTCTATAATATTAAGCTCTGTAGTTGTTACAGAAGCACCGTCTAGTATCTCTAGTTCAGCTTCACTAATACCTGCACTACCAATTGTTACTGTACCTGCAAAGGTTACATTAGCACCACTAAATGTCATAGCAGTAGTTGTGCCAGATTTAATTATAAGATCGCCACTTGTATTAGTAGCACTACCGAATGTAGTACCTCCATCCTTAAAGAATATATCTCCTCCATCTGCATCAAGAACTATATCAGTTCCAGCATCAACGGTTGCTACAGCAGAGGAAGATATAGTAAGATCAGTTCCATCACCTTCTATCTTTTCACCATCATTACCAAATGTCACACCAATGTTAGCAGGTACATTTATGTCACCGCCAGAACCTACAGTGATACTTAAATCAGTACCGTCTGACTCTATTTTTTCAGCAGTTGCAAAGGTAAGTCCCACTCCACTAGGAATATTAACATCGGCAGTAGCGGTAAGATTGATGTTATTACCACTAACAGTAAGGTCAGTACCGTCCCCTTCAATTTTTTCTCCATCATCCCCGAAAGTAAGACCAATATTCGCTGGTATATTGATATCTCCGTTACTCCCGACTGTGATTGAAAGATCCGTGCCATCTGACTCAATTTTCTCCGTTGTTGCAAATGTGAGGCCCACCCCACTAGGAATATTAACATCAGCGGTGGCAGTAAGGTTGATATTGTTACCTGAGATAGTAAGGTCAGTACCATCTCCTTCGATTTTCTCTGCATCATTACCAAATGTAACTCCTACATTAGCAGGTATGTTAACATCAGTAGTGGCAGTAAGATTAATATCTGCACCTGATGCTATTGTAATATCTGTGCCATCACCAGAAATATGTTCTCCACCTTCATCAAAAAGGTAAAGTCTCTTTGAACTATCTATAACTACATCGTCACTAAATTTAAAGTGATCCTCATCTTCCATCCATGTGAGAAGACCATCACTTGTTTCACCATCAAATGTTACAGCAATATCAGTGCCTGATGTACCATCACCAATTGTAATAGCCGTGCCTAACAACTTAGTAACAGGGCCACCTTCAGCAGAAGTGCCATCGTGAGTGTGTCCAGTAGAAGCAGCAAAAGCTGAGACTAGTTGAGTAAACTCATTATTAAAGTCGGCAGCATTAATAACTTCACCATCAACTATCTCTGTGCTACTTTGTCTCGTATAGGTTGCACCCATTATCTACGTCCTCCTGCTGTAAATTCTAATTGGTATGAATGTAAGGTAAAGGGATTATTTGAACTATCATGGTTGACTCTTACGGCTATCAAAAATCCTGATCCTTCAATTGCTCTTCTAAATAAAGGCGCTCCACTTGAATCATATACAGAGCTTCCGTATGTTGATGCTGCACTACCATATATTGCAATACCTCCCGGTGAATCTATGCTAAAGGGGCTTGGTTGAGGAACATCTTTATCATCAGAGTCATACCTCACTCTAAGTTCTGCCTCTACCGTTCCCTCTACTTCATAGTTTAAAATAACACGTTGCATAAGTTTGCGAATGCCTGTGTCTCCAAGAGATAGGTCAGGTGATCTATACACAGCGACAACATTGTTTCCGTCAAATGTGTCACCACTCTCCTGCCTCCTAACATACCCATCAAAGCCGCCTTCTATTACATGTTCCACGTTATTAATAAATCCTGAATCTGTGGCAGAAGGTTTCATTCCTTTTATGTCTGCAAACTCAAAACCTAATCCTTGTTGTGTTCTTTTTAATGTAGCCAATATACCTCGTTGGTCATTAACTGCACCTGCTGTTATAGGATAAAATAATCTATACTGACTTTTATTTCTTACTATCACAGAAGATATGTTATCAAGTCCAATATCTTGTATTCTTTGTTGAATAGGTTTAGATATAGATCCTAATTCTACGTCACCAACTCTTTCAGTTGCAGCAACTGTTCGCAAACCATCTGGTGCTAAGAATAATAAGTCACCACCAATTTCTTGAACTGAAAAACCGTCAACGCATCCTAGTGTTCTAGTTACAGGTATAACTTGAAAGTCTGCTATGCTAGTGCCTTGTAACTGATATATTTTATCTTTACCAAAAATAAACAAAGCATTACGAAAAACTTTTAATTCTACTATAGGGGTATCTACTTTAATTGATCCTGCACCACTTGCAGGAGTAAAGTCTGCTTCATCAAAAGGCGCAGAGAATACTATCTCTTGGGGGTTAGTAGACATACCTGCAAAGAAAACATGATCTCTAAATACAGCAACTGAAGAAGGATCAGCAGGAGCACCTGTAGCATTTAATAAAGTATATGTAGATCCATCAAATGTAGCTGCTTGATTTACATCATCTACCATGATAACTTTATTTGTGTTATTAAAGTTAAAGGTATCAAACTTGTATCGTCCAGCAGAAGTTCTTGTTCCTATTGAAGTGCTAAACCCTGTTCCTGTACTAAACTTAACTACATTACCTGCAGCAGCTAAAACACCATCATTAAATATTTTTACACCTAAAATAGTGTTACTGCCATCTACTTGACTACTATCAAATTTAGAGCTACCTGTCAGTCTTCTGTAACCACCTTGAATACTAGGTTCAAAGTTTTGCAGTTGAACTGCTGCTCCGGGCGGCATTGCAAGATCATCTCTATCAAGAATTAATCCACCTCCTAAAGATACTGTAACAGGAGATATGGTTGAAGTGTCTGGCATTTAATCTATCCTGCAGGTGTAATCTTTTCTTCGATAAAGATAGATACTGTAAGATCATTAGCGGCAGAAGCTTGTGCTTTAAATATATCCCCTGCTTCTAAGATAATGTTAGCATCTCCTAATCTAAGAAAATCATCTGCCGCTACACTTTTAGTGCTAACTAAATCAAATGTCGCACTAGCAGAAGTATCTGTAAATTTAAGTGTTATATCTGCTGCACTACTGCCATCAACATTTGTTACTATTACTTCTTTTATAATTGCAGTAAAATTAGTCGGACAAGTGTAAACAGTGGTTAAGTTTGTAGTAGACAAAGCTGCAGCAGAATTTTTAAATCTTACAGCCATGTCTTAACCTTTCCTTTTTTTTCTTTTATTCTCTACGTTTTTAATTGTACCTTTATTTTTAGAAGCATAAAATACTTGCTCACCTTTTTTCTTTCCATATGTTTTTTTCATGGAAGCTTTAATCTTTTCACCTTTTTT